TTCAGAATGCTTACCATTTCTTTATTCAGACTCGCCCAATGCTGAAAGAAAAAAGGATAATATAATACCGATCTATTTACACAAAAGGCATCGCATTCCTCAGGCTTTACTACATACTCCCGGCAAGCGGCCAGGTCCTTAAAAAGATTCTCCGCTGATCCGGTTATGATTATTTTTTTTCTATCCACTTGTCTGATGCCTCTCCAAAAATCTTTTTCGTATATCCAGACATTGCCCGGATTCTATCGTTATAATTAGGGACCAGAGAATACTTAAAATTATCAAATTCTAATTTTATTGAATTGCATGCTGAATCGCCAGGCTGGCCGGGAGGATCAAAAAAGCGACCTTGATCATCCAGAGGGATCGCACAGATTATGATCTTGTAATATCCGAGCGCTACTGCGATCCGGAGCGCAAACAATCCTGATGTACCTCCATCTGCAAAATACCATACATAATCAGTATTCGGGTACATTCTCCTGCCATGAGTCCTGCAGCGATCCTTTACATAGATAGTCCGGAGAGCGAAATATTCAGGATGGAGGCTTACAAAATGATCAATAGTAACCTGATCCCTGCGAAACATATCCTCCAGGCCCATGAATGCCAGGTTAATTACCATTACCTGATATACCTTGTTACAATCAGTAAAAATTTTCCTGGCCCGGTTAAAATCATCCCAGACTGTCCGGCCACATCCTAAAATTATCAAAGATCCGTTTTTGTACTGATCAACGATCGGAGGGACAGGAGGACTTACAATTACCCCATTGATCTTTTGTATGTCCTCCATGTCCCATCCTTTCGCTTTCCTTATTCTTTTACATAGAGAATAAGGACATTGATCGTACCGGTAATAGTACCGCCGCCGGTAGTAAGCAGGATGATCGTATCATCCGTACCGGTAACAGTATATCCCAGAGCATCGACCGGACAGACCATGCTGTTAATCAGCGCGGCCTGGGTAGATGTAGCTGCGGCATACCTTGTCGCAGATCCAGCATCTCCGATCGAGATCGTGGTAGATGTCCCCAATGCATCAGTCGATAAAATACATGCTAATACTTTATCTCCTACTGCAAGAGTCGGACCTACTGCGATGGTAGATCCACTTGCTAAGGCCGAGGCCTCATAAGTATCTACCGCTACCCTGACCTTACCTCCGAATAGTCCTCGACCGAGGGTATTCGTAGTTGTCGGATCCAGATACTTTGTCCTATTTGCACCATAAACTGCGCTCATCAGAAACCTCCTTTTTAACGACTACATGAGTCGGGCGCGACATGCGCACCGATTATGCTAAATCGAAAATTGCAGTATTAAGTACATTCCTTTCATCAAGAGAATATCCACCGTGTATATAAATCATCGGTTTATTTCCCCATTCTAAAAGAGTATCCTTAATCTGCTCTTTTCGCTTTGAGGACATTAAATGATATACCTCAAGCATTATCTCAGCTGCTTTAGGACCATAAGCACACCATCGATAAATTATATTACCGATGTAGTTGCTGCTGGAGTATTCGTTAATTCCTCCACCAAGTAACTGATAGAGTCTTTCTAAAGGCTCTTTTTGTACTTGTGATGCACATACCATAATGGTATTGCCGCATTTACAAAAAGATCCCTCTCCCTCCAGAAAACCAGCTATCCAGCCTAAATCAGTCTGAGACAAGTTGAGTTTTATCACTTATTCCTCACATGCTATGGTAACGACCTTTGCCTCCTCCATGCGACTTGCGCCGATGGACATCGACAGATAGACCTGAGTCGCATTCGACTTGTCGGCCCTCTTATCGATCGATGCATTGATCTCTTTACCGATCGCCAGGCAAATGCCGGACTTCTGGTAACAGAGTACTTTGCGATCGGGAGTCGCATCCTCGAGTAATCTCTCACTCCTGATAAACTTGAAACCCAGGAATGTGTCGAGCTTGCCCTCAGCCAGCGCTCTGACTGTATTATAGTCAGCGCTCTTGACCTCTGTCGTATTCAAGAGATCAGTAACCTGGCCAGCTGTCAGGATGCAATAGCGCTCCTCCTGCGGATCTGTCTCAGCTGCATCGAGCAATTCCTTTGCGGCTAAGAGCTTTGCGATCGACAGACCAGAGCTGCCATGCGCGATTATATTAGCAGTAAGCATAGCGGTAGATGTCGATCCATCTTTCCCGGTATATGCTGTACCGTCTGCTGCAGCGATGACAGCATCATCGATCGCGCGGCCAAGAGCAAATGCACCATTCTGGCTGTATTCGCTCGTAGGATCTGCCAGCATTTTGAGCTTATCCTCTTTGTCGATAAGATCGGCCCATTCATAGTCGTACATCGTGATTCTGCGCCTTGAATAGACAGTATCGATCAAAGGAGTATCGGCATGCCGAGTAGTCCTTTTTACTGCAGCGGTGCTACTGATCTGATCGACATACACATCCTCGCCGACCACACCAGCCTTGATGCGGACAGTATCGCGAAGTCTGGATCCCTTTTGCTGGACCAGCATCTCGATATTGCCCTGAAATTGCTTTACAAAAGCAGTACTAATATCTCCCATTATATCCTCCTTGTTTTAACACCTTTGCCTTTGGATTTATCTCCTCAGCGGAGGATCCTCTGGGCCACCACTTTTGGGCCTCATTCGAGGTTGTCCAGCTACTCCAGGATCCGGGAGGGCCTTTCGGCTTATCTCTTTAGATCCTTACTACTTATCCGGATGCGCCATCTTGTAAAGATCAGATAATCTTTCCAGGACTTTGCCATGCTCCGGATGCAACTGATTCATCAATATTGCATTCAATGGATTCGCTTTATTATTCCGGATGTCCGAGATCTCAGCTTGAGCCTGGGCCGGAGTCATAGTCGAATCCAGTACATTCCCTTTATCGATCTGATCCTCGCTCATCGAATCCCCGATCCTGGCAAATAGCCGGATCAGCTTAGGATCGTTGCCGAGGCCCTGATCAATGTAGGATATATCTTTTTCATCTGCAAAGGCTTTCATGGCCTTTTTGGCCAGGCTGATATTCTGATCGTACTTAGCTCCCCACTCTGTCCGGAGCTCAGTCTCAGCCGCCTGGCGATCTGCTACAGCCTTTTGCCCTTGCTCTGCGCTTGCCTTAGCCAGAGTATCCATCATAAACTGAGTAACACCATCGGCCTGATGCGGCAAGAGATTCAATTTATGGTACACTCCCTTGACTCCCTCCAGGCCCTCTGGCGATACTTTTACACCCTCCGGGATCTTAACCTTTTCGAGCTTGTATCCCGAGGACTCCTTAGGCATCCCCAAGCGCTCCATTACACCTTTAACACCCTCTGGATCTAAGTTACCGGCCTTGTCTTTTTTAGGCAGCGGTATCTTTTCCAAACCTACAAGTTTCTCGAGCTCCTTATAGCTCTTGAATAATTCTCCGGTACTCTTAAACTTATCAGCCGCCGGATCTTCTCTGTATTCCTCCGGCAATGATCCCTTGAAGTCCGGAGTCTGCTGCTGCTGCTGTTGCTGCTGCTGTCCCTGATCCTGCTGCTGCCCTTGTCCCTGGTCTTGATTTCCCTGGCCCTGGCCAGAATCTTGATTATCAGGCATTTTCTCCTCCTTGTAGTTTTTGGATCCGCTCGAGATCCAGGTTAATAAAATTATCTATATGCAAGAAAGCCATACGCAGGCCCTCGTTGAGCGCCATTCTATGCGGATGATCCGAGTATGTCGTATTGCGGACAAAGCAGTAGGCCCGGAGATCCTCCAGGACTTTCTTTCCATCCTCAGACTCAAATACTCTTTTATATCTATTCTGCTTTTCCCTCAATAATCTCATCTCTGGACTATCTGGCATTTATAGCCTCCTGATTAGCGCGCTTTGCCTCAGCGCCAGTCTTTACCACATCCGCCGCAGCCTGAGCGCCTTGCAGCTTTATCATAGCCTCTTGCTGCTGCTGTCTGGCCGCGCGAATATCCTCGACCTCATCATCATCCCGGATCAGATCCGGATTGACACCATGTATATCAGAGATCTCATCGACCGTCTTATCCATGTCGATCTTGTCCAGGACCAGCGGATTCACTTGCGCCATCTGGCCCACCAGCATCAACACAGAATTGATCGAATTGATCTCGCCTATTTTCTGCGCCCTGGCCAGCGGAGATACATACTCAACCACATAGTCCTCATTCTCCAGGCCCGGCGGCGGCGGCGATATAACACCATTGCGGAGCAGTATATTGAATGTCCTGGTAATGATCGGATCCAATAGCTCCGACATCAACCGGCCCAGGGCCGGTCCCAGGAGCAGCATTTTTTCGGATACCCTTTCCTGGACTTCTGTAGCTGTCATGTTTTTCTTATCAGCCAGTAACATAAATAGATCCACAAAGAAAGCGCGCTGGATGATCTGCCTGCGCTCCTGCTCCATTTCCAGGCCTACCGGTATGTTACCACCAGTCTGCAAGGGCCGGATGTCCTCCCCGGGATAGCCGGCATTGCGGATATTGATCCCACCTGGCATAGTCCTGAGCGGCAATAGGAATGCCTCGTTAGGTACCTGCAAGGGAGGATCTACTATCTTTTGAGCAGATATAATAATTGTCTTAGCCATCGAATTGAGCATCTTTATATCCGGTAGTACATTCATGGCCGGCGAGTATCCGTATATGTCCCCGGATACTTTCGAGAATCGCGGCACAAAAAAAGGAAACTCTTTATAGCCGCCCTCTTGTATAATCTTATTTTCCTTGCTGATCCAGGTAGATGCATACTCCATGTTTTGCGCATCTTTCTTATTCACATCGCGATCTGTCCTGGGATACACACATTGCAGAAACCCAAAAGGCTTGTCATAGAGCTTTTTGTCCATGCACTCGAGGACCTGCTTTCCGGCTTTCTTTCCCCACTTCTTAAAGGCCTGCTCTGCGGTAAACTCAAATTCAATGAATACCGTATTTACCCGGCCGGTATCATCCTCAGCGATCGCCAGATTGCCGATCGGCAGAGTATAGAATCTAACAAAGTCCTTGAGATCCTCCTCCTCGTACATGACGGATGTACCTATCGCTCCGAGATCCATATAGACCTCATGGATCTCCTGATTAAAGTTACTGGAATTTAGCACATCATAGATCCGCTCCTCAGACTCATTGAGCCACTCCTTGACTCCGGCAATGTTATTTGCCTTATACTCTTGCATCCTCAATGAAAACCATTTGCTCTGAGGATTGGTAAGGTACCCATGCAACCCAGCAGCCAGGACCTGATTCGCGTTGATCCCGGTAGAATCGTACAGATCTGTCGGCAGCTTGGATCCCGGACTCTTAGTTTCTGTTACATAGGCCTTGCGAGGCAATGTATAATATGCCAGCTCTTGCCAGTAACTGTCCCAGGACTGGCGCGCAGCCTTGACAGTCTGGTATCTTTTTACTAATTGCTGAGCAGTATATGACATATTACCCTCCTAAAAGAGTCCTTGTCTCCGTTGGCGCTTTTTCGCTCAATCCAAGCGGAGATGTTAAAATAGTCTCCGACATAGATCTGCGGCGATTCGTTACTTTTCTTTCGGCCTCTGCTGCAGCCTGGCCGGTACTTCTGCAGATTTCTGCTGCGCGGCCCTTACCGCTCCGGCTGCATCAGCCTGCGCATTTTTCTGCTGTTTCTCCTGCTGAGCGCTCGAGTACATCGCTGTCCCGACCGTCGCTCCGGCTATTGCCATCGCGCCTATTATGATCGCTGTCTCTACTCCCATAACTTCCTCCTATTTTGAAAACCTTTACCTTGCCAAAAGGCAAGTCTCTGTCCATCAGATCCGTAAACCCCAGCCGCTTGAGTACGACTGTCGCGGCCCTATTCCGGACATCATGCCAGGACCATATCTCCGGAGTAATATTCTCGAGGATGTAAGGGATCAGGAGCTTACCAGCCTCGTAGGCCCAGGGTATTTTGTTATCGATCGCTTTTGAAACAGCATTATCTTTATATGCATCGAATGTATAAATGCCATAATCTTTGATATACGATAAGAATGCACAACCGCCGCGCTGGCCATCACCATACCCGATCCAGATATTCTTTACAAACTTCCGGATCTCATGCCGGATCCGGTCCGGATCATTCAAGAGTCTGTACTCGTATCGCAGCGCCAGCTCAATGAGATACTCATAAGCTGATTCACTTTCGTCTTGTATCAGGCTTAACCGGCCGCTTGTAAAATTCATGATGTCAGGATCGTCTTTCCTTTTTTCTCTTTTTTCTTAGGCTTGATCTTAGTACCATACTTTCGATCCCAGCGCTTAGCGATCTCTGGCTCGTTTATATGCATCCATGCTCTTTGTTTTTTGCTTTTATAAGGCATCAGTACCTCATCGGATCGTATTTATTGTCTGCGACTTCCTGGATCTGTACCCGGCCCTTAGGCAGCGCCAGGGCCCGGCCGGTATAGAATGCAGCCATCGACAGCGCATCGGCCCGGTCCGGACTTGTGATCCCATCCTTGCGCATCTCCTCTTTGCCTATGATCATCTTAGCCTTGTCCGATCGGTATCTGTACCGGATCGTCAAGAGCTGATCTACAAGTACATCATCTTTCAGGATCTTGAGATAGCCGCGATCCATCATATCTTTAAGTCTGAAATATGCCTCGGCCTTTTTGTTATAAAATTGGATACCCTCGCATCCCTCGCCTCCGTTAAACGGAGATACCTTGATCCTTGTCTCGGCCAGGCGATCGGTTACACCGCCGCCCATCCCGACATCATCGATCACAGTTATATCAACATGAAATGTCTTATGCATGTCCAGGACCTTGCCTACAACTTCCATCAGGCTCCGGCCGCGCCAAGACTCCTGATTGACTTGCTCCCAGCGGATAATGTCTTTTGATTCCAGCACCGTAAAGACTGTCTCATCATCTCCGTACCTGGCCACATCGACCGCCAGGATCCGGCGCTTAGTACCCTCGACTCCGATATAATTCAGATTCTGGGCCTGGAGTATTACCTCATGCGTAAACAATAGATCATCGGCATCGACTTCCTCAAAGCTATTCATGACATATTGCTTGTAATGATTCGGCGCATCGATCTCCATCTGTCTCAGATCGTTAAGGAATCCCTCCGGGAGATTGTCGGCATTCTCGAATGTATTAGCTGTTACCGCATCATACTCTTTCGAGACTGGATTATTGATCCACTTTTTCCAGATCCAGTTATGGCCCATCGCATTCGCGATCACGCATAGCTGCTGGACCGGCGCGTTAGTCCGGCGCAGACGATCCCGGATAAATGTAAACTGCTCATCCGTAGGAAATTCCTCGGCCTGCTCGATCCCGGCTATTGATAGGTTAATATTCTTGAGGACATTGAGCTCGTCTCCATGTCTAAACATGATCACAGATCCGTTAGACATGTGATACTCTTTATCAGCATTGAGGGAGACATTGAAGTACCGGCAGAAGTCTTTGATCGTAGAATCGCGGAGATCGGTATAAGTGCGGCGAGTTACCAGGGCCAGGGAATCAGGATACTTTTCGCAGAATTGCCAGATCTTTAGTAGCATCATATAAGTCTTACCGGTCCCGATACCAGCGATCAGGGCCGGGAATCTGGCCTGCGAATATAGAAAGTCAGCCTGAAATCCTTTTACTTGCAGATTCAATAGATTCTCTTTCATCCTTAGGTTTCCAGTCCGGAGGATATACGATCACGATCTTTTGCTCCGGGCCCTCAACCTTGCCAGAATGCTCGATTTTAGTCTTGATCCGACCAGTCAGCTCCATAATGGTAGCAAAGAATTTATGCCTGGCATGCCAATCCGGTATCTCGATAAAATCGTTGCTATTCTTGTTTATCTGCAGCTTTCCATTATCGTCTTTAACATATATATCACATGTCTGCAGCTTAACAGCTTTCAGGGCCTCGAGCGCATACTCAACCAGGGCATTGTCAGTCAGGCCTTTCTGCTCAAACACATCCCGGAGATCTCTCTCGACTTTGGCCTCCAGCATCTTTGTATGACTCTTAGCCATAGAAACAGAATAGCCGGCTGCTATCGCTGCATTGTAGCGATTCATACCGGCTATACGATTTTTCTTATATAATTTAAGGCGAGTATCTTGACCGCGTTTAGACATTTGACTCTCCGATTAGAAAGTGAGGCGCAGTATGAGGCTGTATGTAATGGCCCGGAGACCTCGCGCTTTTATTATATTCCCCTCTGCGCCTCTATGCTTAAACTATACATTAAAATATATAGAAAGTCAAATTACTGGTACCACCTTAAAAGGAGGCGCTCGACGACAGATCGGGCATGCGCGAGCCTTTTCTCAGCCACCTCAATTTGCGCGCAAAGTCGCTTAATTCTTCGGCGCTCTCTTTGCGTAATAACACTCCGCCGCTTGTACAGCTTGCGCAGCCAACCCATAGGAATACTGACTCTTATCTCCCGGCTAAATTCCAAAATGCCATGCTCCATTAGAATTTTGTTAATGATGAGCTTGTTAATTGTGTACGATCCTTGCCACCGATCGATGAATAGATGAGGGCCGATCTTGTACTCTGCCGCTGATCGCATGTCCTGCAGATCTCGGCCGGCTGCATCTTAGCATAGATCGCCTCCAGGCTCTCAACCATCAATGATCCTGCGACAGTCTTTCCATCCGAATCAAAGCAGCAAGCGGTAACAGCGGTATCAACCTGGACCTGGAGCGGCCCGGACTGGATCCTGGTACACTTCTTTTTGCGCTTGCTCTGCGGCCGGAATGCGAATGCACCTGCCCAGTTATGCGGCCGCCAGATCTCGATCGAGTCCGCGCCCTTAAAGTATGTTTTGATCTCCTCGATCTGATCCTCATAAGCCTCCTGCGTGGTAATATGGATGCCGACCTTTGCTGCCCTGGGCCCGGATAGTATATCCAGGATATTATACCTGGCAGCGATCGCCTGCGCCTCATTGCAGCCATGCGCTGCTGTATAGGCATTGATATTCCCAGGTATCTCATGCATACTGATCCGGACATAATTCAGGCCAGCGCGCTGCAGCTCAAAGAATCGATCCGGAGTCAATAGCGATCCATTAGTGATCAGGATCGTAGTCATTTTATGTCCATTGGCAGCGAATGCGATCTTGCTTACCAGGTCCGGATCCATGAGCGGCTCTCCCATGCCGGAGAAGTCGCAAAACTTAAACTGGCCATGAGTCTCAGCCTGGATCTTATCCAGCAGCATCCTGAATATCTCCGTCGGCATGATCTGCTGCAGCCGGCGCATGTACTGCCTGGCGCAGATCTGGCAGTTGTAGTTACACTTTGTACTTACTTCAATTCTGACTTCGCGGCTTGTCGTTACCATACATGTCCTCCTCCGGACTCCAGCCATTATCGTCTGAATACCGGCCGGATTTGCTACTCCCGAATATGAGCACCATCACAACACTAAAACAGACCAAGCCGCCGGCCATGATAGTCAGCAGCGCGGCCCAGAATCCTATCCCGAAATAGAATCCTTGTATCATCAATCCTCCTTTGGAGATTCAATAATCTCATCCATGACCATCATCTCTCCGGCCGTCAGATTAAGGTTAGCAATCAAGTCATAAGGGATCTTTTCGATCTCTACCTTGCCATCCGGATCTTTCAGGTACTTATCCATTGCATCCTCGAATATCGGCATTCTATCTGCCTGGACCTGGTAGCTGGTACCATCAGCGGCTACTGTCCCATGCTTGCGGATCAGCTCCTGGCGCTTGATCTCTGACTGAGCCAGGACTGAATGGATCTTGCGCAGCACTTTACCGAGCCTATAGCTTAGCTTTGTAGGCTGAGGACTTGCCATCATCCGGGATATTGCGCCTCTCATATCATACAGCTGTTTTCGAGTCATTAACATTTTATTCTCCTTTTTTGAATGGACACACTTCCAGCAACTTGTCCAGATCCAGGTACTCCCTGGACTGGTAAAAATCATCAAACTTAAACTGGTAATGCTCCGGGCCCAGGGCCATCTGCTCGGCCGGAATGCCGTAAGCATGCGCTATGATCATACCATGCAAGCTCGAGGATATGATCCGATCACATTCCAGGATCCGATCAATAAAACCGTATGCCGGCAGATTCGGCAAGATCGGATTCTTAAACTTCCAGGCCAGATCTGTATTCGACCAATGCAGCACCGCGCCCAGTTTATGCCTCTTTTTGATCTCAGGCTTGTAATAACGCGGCATCAGCAGGACCGGATCTCCATAGATCTCCGGACATTCAGCTCCCTGATCGAGCAACATCTCCCGGGTAAGAGGGCCTCGGACAGCGCAGATCCTGGCTGGCTTGTGGGCCAGCTTGTCCTCTTGAGACAAGAATCCGGTACCCCAGACTATCGACTTTGGATCGCAATATGTCAGTATGGATCCAACCGCCAGGAAATGCACTCGATCCTGGAATTGATTGGCATGGACCAGCCGCACCGGCCAGCCGGAGATCATCTCACACAGATCTTTATTGATCTGATCTCCCCAGTTGTAGCGCGGCATCCAGCATTTTATTACCACTATCTGCGACCTCTACCTCTGCGCCGGGTAGTCTTGCAGCCGCCTCGGCCTCTATTGGCCCTGCGACCTCTCCCGGAGCCATCTCTTTTTGGCCTACCTTTTGCCATAGCTCCCTCCTTTCTATTTTTTGATCAGCTTTATGATCTTATAAAGATTGATCCCGGCTTTCCAGTCCAGCTCAGCCTTGATTATCCTTAGGATCTCGCTGATCTGAGCTATTGATACTTGCTTTTTCAGGCCCTCGCGCTTTGCTATCTTTACCGCAAAGTCTCTTACATCCATGCATTCCTCCTTTCTGTTATTTTACTCGTTTATCCACAGAGCCGATCGACATGTTTTTTAATATATCTTTAATGATTGGAGATACTTCCGTCTTTTTATACTCTTGATTCTGCGCGATCTGATTATTCGCATGCCATTCTGTATATTTCTGTACCAGGACCCTCTCAAACCAGGGCCAGGCATCCTTGATCTTAGGCTTATACTTCCAGTACTCATCGCATAGAGCCAGGATAACCTGATCTGCAAATACATGTTTCCAGGCCGGCTGCTTAACCTTAACTTTTGCCCGGCTCAAAAGCGCGTATATATTAAAACCATCTTTATTGATCGCATCTAAGGCAATAGATACCTTTTGATTCTTTTCGTAGTTATCCACAGCTTTATTAACAATATCAGCTTTAGCTGGCTCCGTAGGAGCCGGATTTATTTGATTTACTTTTATTTGATTTGATTTGATTTGTGGGCGACTTACTCTGGAGTTACTCCGGAGTAGCTCTGGAGTAGGCTCTGGGATCACAGAGGAGGCCTCTTTATGCTTAGCAATGGACTGATTCTTATAGAATCCCTCGAATTGTAGATAAGTCTGGCCATTGCCATATACCAGGATCAGGCCGGTAGCAGCGATCTCATCGATGCATTCCGCGATCCGCTCGATCGTAAGGCTCTGGACAAATGGTACGACTGTACCTTTCAGGATCTCCGGAGTACCATAGATCCTGCCCTCGCAGTCAAGATGCGGTATCATCCAGGTAAATAGTAAAGTCGCATCAATAGATAGATGCGCCACTCTTTCATCATACGATATTCTTTTGCTTAACATTCTGCCTTTAGGCATGGTACCCTCCCCAGTAGAAAAAAAAAGACTGGCCCGGTTGCCTGGGGAGACACAAAAAAAGCGCAGTAATAATCTGCGCCTTTAACCGGACCAGCTTTTTGTTTTCTGTAAATAAATTGTGATCATTCCCCAGGACTTGCTCTCTCATCATTCCCTCTTTGTAATCATGTCTCTAAG